GAGCATGCAGAGCTAACCGGGCGCAACGGCGGCCCTATTGAGTCAGTAAGCTTGGACGTTAGCAAGCTATCTGCCGACGCTCTGGATCAGATCATGGCGGCCAGGACTGGTGGCTCGGATGAGTGACATAGATCAAGTATTGTCCGAGCGTGGCGAGCGGTACGGGGAGTTTGCCAATCATGCAAGGATCAGTCAGGCGCTCAAAAAAGTAATATTTGAGTCAGCGACTCCTGGCTTGCTAGATGATGATATGTGCGAGGCGCTCGAGATGATCGCGCACAAGATCGCACGTATCTGCAACGGCGACCCGAACTACGCCGACAACTGGGTCGACATTGCCGGCTACGCCACCCTGGTGGCCAACCGGCTGGAAAAAGAGGGGAATGAGGTATGACCACAAAACCCCACAAACCAAAGGCCGCGGCAAAGCCCAGGCCCAGGCCTAGCAAGTACGAGAACAAGGCCGACATCTGCGCCTTGGTGCTCTCCGGCATGCGTGGCGGTCTGAGTGCTTTTAAGGCCTGCGAGGAAGCTGGTGTTCCTCACAGCACGTTTTTGCTGTGGCTGAAGGATGACGCCGAACTGGCTGACAGCTACGCGCGTGCGCGCGAGGACCTGATCGAGCGCATTGCCAACGAGGTGATCGAGCTGAGTGACGCCGATGTCGGCCTGCAGCCTGACGGCAAAAAGGACTGGGCCGCAGTGCAGAAGCACAAGCTCCAGGTCGACACCCGCAAGTGGCTGCTGTCCAAGCTGGCCCCGAAAAAGTACGGCGACAAGCTGGAGCTGACTGGCGACCCTGACCGGCCGCTGGCCATCCAGAAAATCGAGCGCGTGGTGGTTGGCAAGTGACGACCCTGCGCATCGAGACACCGCAATGGGCGCTGCCGCTGCTCCAGCCGGCGCGCTACAAGGCAGCCTTCGGCGGCCGCGGCTCCGGCAAGTCGCACACCTTTGCCGAGATGCTGATCGAGGCGCACATCATGGACCAGACCAGCCGGTCGGTCTGCGTGCGTGAAGTCCAGAAGTCGCTGGCGCAGTCGGTCAAGCGCCTGCTGGAGCTGAAGATCGAGGCCATGAATGCCGGTGCCTACTTCGAGGTGCAGGAGGCCGTCATCAAGTCCAAGCGCGGCGATGGCCTGATCATGTTCCAGGGCATGCAGAACCACACGGCCGACTCGATCAAGTCGCTGGAGGGCTACGACCGTGCCTGGGTTGAGGAGGCGCAAAGCCTCTCACAGCGCAGCCTGGACCTGCTGCGGCCGACCATCCGCAAGCCAGGCTCCGAGCTGTGGTTCACCTGGAACCCGAGCCAGTCCAGCGACTCTGTCGACCAGCTCCTGCGTGGCGACAAGCCACCACCGGACTCGGTGGTGCTGGAAGTCAACTTTGACGACAACCCCTGGTTCCCGGACGTGCTGCGCGCCGAGATGGAGTACGACAAGGCGCGCGACCCGGACAAGTATGCGCACGTCTGGCGTGGCGGCTACCTGCAGAACAGCACTTCGCGCGTTTTCCGCAACTGGCGCATCGAGGAGTTCGAGGCACCGAAAGACGCCATCCACCGGCTCGGTGCCGACTGGGGCTTTGCCACCGACCCGACCGTCCTGGTGCGCTGCCACATCGTCGGCCGCACGCTCTACATCGACCACGAGGCCTACATGGTGGGCTGCGAGATCATGAACACGCCCGACCTGTTCATGACCGTGCCAGAGGCCGAGAGATGGCCCATGGTGGCCGACAGCTCGAGGCCTGAGACCATCAGCCACATGCGCAAGAACGGATTCCCGAAGATCATGCCGGCCGTCAAGGGCAAAGACTCGGTGGTCGAGGGCGTCGAGTGGCTGAAGTCCTACGACATCGTGGTGCATCCACGCTGCACGCACACCATCGACGAGCTGACGTTCTACAGCTACAAGACAGACCCGCTGACCGGCAAGGTGCTGCCGGTGCTGCAGGACAAGCAAAACCACGTCATCGACGCACTGCGCTACGCATGCGAAGGCGTCAGGCGTGCCGCGGTGGTCAGCAGGCAGGTGGACTTCACACCATTGCCCGTGACCAGTAAATGGTAGAAAATACTTGCAAATAGGGGCGATATATGGCACGCATGTCAAAAGAGCAGTATCTGAACAATCTCCACAGTGATGCGCTGAATCAATTCAACGACATCCAGACTGCTCTGCGCGACGAGCGCCTGCAGTGCCTGCAGGACCGGCGCTTCTACAGCCTGGCCGGCAGCCAGTGGGAAGGCCCACTCTGGGATGTCTACGAGAACAAGCCCAGGTTCGAGGTGAACAAGGTTCACCTGGCGGTCATCCGCATCATCAACGAGTACCGAAACAACCGCATCACGGTCGACTACGTCAGCAAGGACGGCAGCGACAACGACAATCTGGCCGAGACCTGCGATGGCCTGTACCGTGCCGACGAGCAGGACTCGGTGGCCGACGAGGCCTACGACAACGCCTTCGAGGAGGCAGTCGGTGGTGGCTTTGGTGCCTGGCGGCTGCGCACGGTCTACGAAGACGAAGAGGACGAGGACAACGAGAAACAGCGCATCCGCATCGAACCGATCTTCGATGCCGACAGCTCGGTGTTCTTTGACCTGAACGCCAAGCGCCAGGACAAGGCCGATGCGCGCTTTGCCTTTGTGGTCACCTCGATGACCCGCGCCAGCTACAAAGAAGAGTGGGGCGACGACCCGACCGACTGGCCCAAGATCATCCACCAGTACGAGTTCGACTGGTGCACGCCTGATGTGGTCTATGTGGCGGAGTATTACAAGGTCGAGGATGTGACCGAGACCGTGCGCATCTTCCGAGCCATCGACGGCACCGAGGAGCGCTACCGCCAGGCCGACTTCGAGGCTGATCCTGCGCTCGAAGAGACGCTGGCGGCCATCGGCAGCCAAGAGGTCCGGCAGCGCAAGATCAAGTCCAGGCGCGTCCACAAGTACATCATGTCGGGCGGCAAGATTCTGGAGGATGCTGGCTACATCGCAGGCAAAGAGATTCCCATCGTGCCGGTCTATGGCAAGCGCTGGTTCGTCGACAACGTCGAGCGCTGCATGGGTCATGTGCGCCTGGCCAAGGATGCACAGCGCCTGAAGAACATGCAGCTCTCCAAGCTGGGCGAGATCAGCGCGCTGTCCAGCGTCGAGAAACCGATCCTGGTGCCCGAGCAGGTGGCTGGCCACCAGGTCATGTGGGCAGACGACAACCTGCGCAACTACCCGTACCTGCTGGTGAACCCGATCACCGGCCCGGACGGCAGCCAGCAGATCAGCGGCCCGGTGGCCTACACCCGCAGCCCCCAGATTCCCCCGGCGATGGCAGCCCTGCTGCAGATCACCGAGCAGGACATGCAGGACATCCTGGGCAGCTCGCAGCAGGCCGACAAGATGGTCTCGAACATCTCCGGCAAAGCCATCGAGATGATCCAGACCCGCCTGGACATGCAGACCTTCATCTACATGAGCAACTTTGCCAAGGGCATGAAGCGCTGCGGCGAAATCTGGCTCTCGATGGCGCGCGACATCTACGTCGAAGAAGGCCGCAAGATGAAGGTCGTCGAGGCAGACGAGTCGGTCGGCATGATCGAGCTGATGAAACCGATGGTCAGCGAGACCGGCGAGGTGGTCATGGAAAACGACCTCAGCCGTGCCAAGTTCGACGTGAACGTCGATGTCGGACCGTCCAGCACCAGCAAGCGCGCGGCGACCGTGCGCGCACTCACCGGCATGATGGCCATTACCGACGACCAGCAGACCAAGCAGGTGCTGCAGGCAATGGCCATGATGAACATGGAGGGCGAAGGCATCGGAGAGGTGCGCGACTTCTTCCGCAAGCAGCTCGTGCGCATGGGCGTGGTCAAGCCCACCGAACAGGAGCAGGAAGAGATGATGGTCGAGCTGCAAGGCCAGCCCGAAGACCCGAACAAGATTTTCCTGCAGGCCGCGGCCGAGGAGGCCATTGCCAAGGCGGCCAAGGCTCGTGCCGATACCGTCAAGACGGTGGCCGACGCCGGCCTGTCGCGCGCACGCACGGCCGAGACACTGGCCAAGACTGGCGTGCAGGAACAGAACATGGCGCTCACAGCCCTGGAAGCAACTCAGCAGGCCGTCATGGGCCAGGAGGTGCAGCCCGTTGTCAGATGAGTGGCAATGGGTGAAAATGTGGGAAACGGCAACCACCCAGCCGTTCAAATTGGGTGAGTTTGATGGGGTCAACGATGAATTTGAAGGCAGAAGCAGGAGAAAACGACAACGGCGGCGAGGCCGCGGTGCTGGATGACGAGCAGCAACCTGTTGAGATTGAAGTCAGCGAGGATGATTCCGCTGATGGCCGACAGGCTGTAGGTTCCGATGACGGGCACGCGGAGGAGTCGGACGAAGTTGTGGTCTCCATAGGTGAGGAGTCGCCACCCACCGAAGAGGAAGTTCGCGCACCTGAATGGGTTCGAGAGCTACGCAAGGCCAACAGGGAAAAAGAGCGCCGGATTCGTGAACTCGAAGCAAAGCTCGCAACCTCTGCACCTGAGAACAAGCCAGTGCAGTTGGGACCGAAGCCAAAGCTGGAGGACCACGACTACGATGCTGAGAGATTCGAGCAGGCATTGGACGCCTGGCATGAACGCAAGCGCCAGCACGATCTGGAGACCGAGAGGGTCCGCCAGGCCGAGCAAGCGCAGCAGCAAGCCTGGCAGACCAAGCTGGAGGGCTACAGCAAGGCCAAGGCCGAGCTGAAGGTCCGAGACTATGAGGACGCCGAGGCAATTGCCCAGGAGGTTTTCAGCGTCACCCAGCAAGGCGTGATCCTGCAAGGAGCTGAAAACCCTGCGCTTGTGGTGTACGCACTCGGAAAGAACCCGAAGAAGGCGGCCGACCTCGCAAAGATTACCGACCCCGTGAAGTTTGCTTTTGCGGTGGCAAGACTGGAGAAAGAATTGAAAGTCACAAATCGCAGAGCAGCACCCGCACCAGAGCGCATTGTCCAGGGAACTGGCCGAGCATCTGGCACGGTGGACTCAACCCTTGAACGGCTGCGCGCAGAAGCTGAGAAGACTGGAAACTACACCAAGGTGCTCCAGTACAAACGGCAGAAGCAAGCAGCATCCAGAAACTGATTTTTGAAATAGGGGCCAATCATGGCCAATAGTTTTTCCAAAGAAGAGCGTGTTGCGTTCGAGAACCTTCTCGAAGGCTTTTACGATGCCCTGGTGCTCTCGCGCAACGTGAGCATCTACAACACCGACCAGACGATGATGGCTCGTACCAACGACATCATCTGGCGTCCCCAGCCCTACATCGCGCAGTCGATCTCCTCGACTCCCGGTGTGGCCATCCCTGGCTACCAGGACATGACGCAGTTGGCTGTCCCGGCCACCATCGGCTTCAGCCGCACGGTGCCCTGGACCATGACTGCGCTTGACCTGCGTGATGCGCTGCAGGAAGGCCGTCTGGGCGAGGCTGCCATCT